GACGTGAACGGCGAGAGCCTATCGCTATGGGACCAGCTGGGGCTTCTCCACTTCCGCGCGCACCATCTCGGCCGGAGCATCGAGCTCGAGTAGGGGTGGGGGGGACCCCCCTTGCCCAACCCTCACCCGCGGGGGGCTTAGGGCCTCAAATCCTGTACAAGACATCATATTTTCCCACGGAGGTGAGCCATGCCTGGAGTACCCGGTCGAGGTGGCCCGCCTCCGAAGCGCTCAAGCCAAAGACGGCGCCGGAATAAGCCCGACCAGCCGATAGAGCAGGCCCCCGGCGAACCCGTCGCAGAGCCGCCCAAGCTGGTGAACGCGCGAGCTCATTCAGCCCTCGGCCGGCGGGTTTGGAAAGCGGCCCAGGAGTCAGGGCAGAACCAATTCTATGAGGCCACCGACTGGGTCGCCGTCGAGCTCCTCGTGCATTCGGTAGACGCCTATGTGAAGCAACCGCGGGCGGGCATGTTGGCGAGCATCACGTCGCTCATGTCCTCGCTGCTTTTCACAGAGGGTGATCGACGCCGTGCCCGCCTAGAGCTTGAGCGCAGCACTGGGGAGGGGGAGGTGACGGAGGATGCCGCCAACCTCGACGAGTATCGCCGTCGTCTCCAGTCCTGCTGATCGACTCGCCACTCTCCCTCCTGGAGAGCCGAAGTTCACGCTCGGCTACGAGGGGGTCAAGTGGGCACATACATGGCTCATTCAACCGAACGGGCCTCGCGCCGGGCAACCGTTCAGATGCACATTCGACCAGTTCCGCTTCCTGCTCTGGTGGTATGCCATCGACGAGTTTGGCGAGTGGCTGTTTAATCATGCGGTCCGGCGGCTAGCGAAAGGCTCCGGCAAGAGTCCCTTCGCAGGCGTTCTTGCTCTAATCGAGTTCTGCGCGCCGGTCAGGTTGGCGCGGTTCGATCTACGACTAGACAAAGAGGGGCGGTGCCGCGGAAAGCCTGTCGATATGCCGCTAGTGCAGATCGCGGCAACGGCTGAAAGCCAGACTATCAACACGATGCGAATGGTGAGGGCGTTTGCTCCCAAGGGCTCAGAAGTGGTCCGGGAGTTCCACCTGGACCCAGGCAAGACCAAGTACTACAAACTCCCCGAGGGGACGCTCGAAGTGATCACATCGTCAGCCACCGCGGCTGACGGGGCTGAGGGGTCCTTCACCGTCGCCGATGAAACCGAGCACTGGAAGCCCTCGAACGGTGGCGTGGAACTGGCCTCCACGCTTGAGGACAACCTGGCGAAGTCAGGATCCAGGATGCTGGAAACCTCGAACGCCTGGGTGCCCGGCGCCGAGACCGTAGCCGAAGGGACCTGGGACGCATGGGTGGCCCAGGAAGAAGGACGTACGCGCGGCGAGACGCGGATCCTGTACGATGCCCGACTCGCTCCGCCCGATACCGACATGACGGACCCCGAGAGCCTGCGCTCGGCGCTCGAGTGGATCTACGGAGACTGCGATTGGAAGCGTCCAACACCGGACGCCCCGCCCAACGTCAAACCCATCATGGAGCGCATCTGGTCGCCCAGGGCACGCCCCGATGATTCGAAGCGCAAGTACCTCAACTGGCCGACGGCGGCTTACGACGCCTGGGTGACGCTCGAGGAGTGGAAGAAGCTCACCGACTCCACTGTGGTGGTGGATCCCGAGGAGCCGGTCGTCCTCTTCTTCGACGGCTCGAAATCCAAAGACGCGACCGCCCTTGTCGGCTGCACGATCGACGCCGGGCATGTATTCACGCTCGGCGTCTGGGAACCGGATCAGAACGACCCTCTCTCGACCGTGGACTTTGCCGACGTTGACCGCGTGGTCATGGAGACCTTCAAGAACTACCGCGTGGTCGCCTTCTTCGCCGACGTCCGGGAGTGGGAGCAATTCACACTCACCACCTGGCCCGAGCGCCACAAGGCAGACCTCAAGGTGTGGGCAGCCCCCCAAGCTCGCCCGCCTCAATCGGTCGCCTGGGACATGCGCGGCCATAGCTACGAGTTCGCCAAGGCATCCGAAGCCTGCCACGCGGAAATTGTTGAGCAGGGATTCACCCACGACGGTTACTCGGCCACCACGCGCCACATCGCCAACGCCCGCCGGCGGCCCTATCGGGACGCGGTAGCCATCGGCAAAGAATCGCCCGACTCGCCCCGAAAGATTGACGCCGCGGTCTGCGTGATCGGCGCGCGGATGGTCCGGCGGATCGTAATGGGGTCGGGCAAGAGGCTCGGCCGCTCGAAACCGACCAAGGTAATCGTCCTCAAATGAGGGAGGGATATTGGCACTTCTAAACTTCGCCCTCCCGCGGCTTACCGTACTTTCGGGTGATGAGAACGCGACCGTGCGGGTGCTGATTGAGCAGCTCCAGTCGGTGCAGCGTACAAACGCGCTGAAGGCCGGCTATTACGACGGCAAGCAGCGCGTCCGCGACCTCGGCATCGCCATCCCGCCGCACCTCAGAACGCTTGAAGCGGTCGTGGGTTGGCCGGGAACCGTGGTCGACGTCCTCGAGGAACGCCTTGACCATAACGGCTGGGTCTTTCCTAACGCACAGGACAGCCTCAGTCTAGAGCTAATCGTAGAGGAGAACCAACTAGACGAAGAGTTCTCCCGCGGACACCTCGACGCCCTCATCTACGGCATCGCTTTCGGCGTGGTCGGCAAAGGCAACGAGGGGGAACCCTCCACTCTCATTACCGTGGAATCGCCTACGCGTATGACCGGGATCTGGAACCGCCGAAAGCGTGCGATGGACTCTGCCCTCCTCGTGACGGTGAATGACAACGCCGAGATCGACGGCGCGACCCTCTACCTGCCCGGGCAGACGCTTGAGATGACGTACGGTCAGGGGGTATGGGAACTGGAAGACCGCAAGCCGCACAGCTTGTCGGGTATTCCTGTGGAACCCATCGTCAACCGGACTCGCTCGGGCGACATGACGGGGCGCTCGGAGATCACTCCCGCCATCCGCGCCTACACCGACAACGGCGTGCGAACGGTACTCGGCATGGAGATCGCGCGGGAGTTCTTCGCCGCCCCGCAGCGCTACATTCTGGGCGCAGAGGAATCCGCATTTCAAGACGCAGAGGGTAACCCCAAGTCCGCTTGGGAGAGCTACGTCGGCAAGGTACTCGCGCTCACGGCGAACGAAGACGGGGGCATGCCCTCGGTGGGTTCCTTCGCTGCCGGTTCCCCCGAGCCGTTCCTTCGGCAACTCCAGGGCCTCGCGCAATTGGTAGCCGCTGAGAGCGGAATGAGTGCGAGTTATCTCGGCGTAATCCAAGATAACCCCGCCTCTGCCGACGCTATCCGCGCCGCCGACGTGAGGCTAGAGAAGCGCGCCGAGCGCCGCCAGAAGAGCTTCGGCGCGGCCGAAGGGCGTCTCATGCGGAAGGCTCTGTGGATTCAGGACGGGGCTGATCCGGGAGTGACGCCTCTGCCGATCTGGAGAGACGCCGCCACACCTACGCGCTCGGCGCAGGCCCAGGAAGCAGTCGCGCTTGTGACCGCGGGCATCCTACCGGCCGACTCCGAGGTGACCTACGAGCGTATTGGATTCTCCGAGACCGACCGGCAAAGGCTCCGTCAAGATGCGCGGCGTGCTCGGGCAGGCCGCACGGTAGCGGCGCTCGCCCAGGCCGCCGACCGTGCTATCACGCCGCAGGTTGAAGAGGTTGCGGGCGAGTCGTGAGCATCCCCTGGGAGATGATCGCGGAGCAGCTGCGCGTCACTAGCCAAATCAAGACACTCACCGCGCGGGACCTCATAAAGCTTTGGGACGTACTCGACATCGAGGATATGACCCGCTCCTGGGCGGTACTTGAGGAAGCCCTCCGGGACATCACGGCCACCTATGGCGACATATCCGCCGCGAGCGCGATTGACTTCCTGGAATCAGCAGCAGAGGCCGCGGGCAGACCAAGCGCCGTCATTCCCATGGCCGCCGTTGCACCAGACGAGCAAGTGGGCTCGATGATGCGTTGGGGCCTTGGTCCCTTGTGGGAAGAAACCCCGCGCCCATCCATGGCGCTCAAGCGACTAGCCGGTGGGGCCGGCAGGCTTTCGCTGCAACCCGGGCGCAACACCGTCCTCGACTACGTTCGCCGGGAGAGGATTCGCTGGGCGTTCGTTCCCCAAGGCACGGCCACCTGTCCCTTCTGCCTCATGCTCGCAAGCCGTGGAGCCGTCTACCACACCGAGCAACCCAGATATCACGAATTCTGCGACTGCAGCATAACGCCGATTCACGAAGACCAAGACGTCCCGCAGGTAAACCAGGACCTCGAGGACGAATGGCGCGCCGTCACCGCCGGAGCCCGCGATCAGCGCGCCGTGTGGGGCAAGCACATCCGCGAGACGCGGGGCCTCGAAAGCTAACCGCCAAGGGGCGGTCTTTTTATACATCCCCCTCCTTAATCGCTCGGCTAGTTGCCGCTGCGATGCAAACCACCTCAAGAGAGGACGACCATCATGGCAGAGGAAGCCCAAGCGGGCCCCGAAACCGGTGAAGAGCAACCAGAAAACCACGAACCGGAGTTCGAGGGCGAGTTCGACCCCGAACGCGCCAAGCGCACCATCGGCAACTTGCGCGCCACCGAAAAGCAGCTCAAGGCTCAGGTAGCCGAGTTGGTCAAGAAGGCGCAGAAGCTGGACGAACTCGAGGAAGCCGAAAAGACCGAGCAAGAGCGGCTCACCGAACAACTGAACCAAGCGACCGAGAAGCTGCAAGCGCTCGAGCGGCAATCCCTCAGAAACCGCATCGCCCTGGAAAAGGGCGTTCCCGCGCAACTGGCAAGCCGCTTGCAGGGCGAGACCGAGGAGGAACTGGCCGCTGACGCCGATGCGCTGCTATCGCTTGTCACCTCGGAGCAGCACGAACCGTCCCCTCCCCGGGCCTCGCCCCGGCAGGGAACGCGAGAAACGCCCGCTCTCAACGACGACGATCCTCTGCTCCGCGACCTGAAGTCAAAGCTAGGCATTCAATAGAAAGGAGTGGTTGTGGCTATTACCGCTGCGTCCACCATCAGCGACTTTTCAGGCTTTCTAAACGAACAACAGTCCGCTGCTATTTTCGAACGCGCGCGCCGGATCTCGGCCGTGCAACGACTCACGCCTCAGATCCCCCTCGGCGCCAACGGCGTGGATATCCCGGTAGTTACCGGGAAGCTCTCCGCCGGGTGGGTTTCCGAGGGCACGGCAAAGCCCGCGTCTAAGGGCTCGATGGCCCTGAAGACCATTTCCCCGAAGAAGATCGCGGCCATCGCTGTGGTCTCCGCTGAGGTAGTCCGCTCGAACCCCGGCGGCTACATGGATCAAATCCGACCGGAGATGGCGGAAGCCTTCGCGGACGCGTTTGACCGCGCTGCTCTCCGTGACGAAGGCCCCGACGGCACCGCCAGTGGCGGCCCCTTCGCCACCTGGGTCGGCCAGACGACCAAGGCCGTCGAGTTCGGCACCGGCACCAACCTGTACGCCGACCTGATCGCGGGTGGTAAGTTGCTCGCCGCCGACGAGAAGAATCTCCAGGGGTTCGCCTTCGCCCGCCGGGTGGAGTGGGACTTCCTGGATGTTCTGGACCTGAACGAGCGACCGATCTTCATCGACAGCCCACTGGACGACACCACCACGGCGCTGTTCGAGACCAACCAGAATATGCCAGCGCGCGCCGGGCGGCTTCTGAAGCGCCCCGTGTGGATGGCCGATGGCGTAGGCGAGGCCATTCCCGCCGGTCTGTCCACCACCTACATCCAGGGCTACGGCGGCGAGTGGGACCAGTGCCGTTGGGGCGTCGTCGGGGGCATTAGCTACAAGGTGTCCACCGAGGCGACCGTGACCATCAACGGGACCCTGGTCAGCCTCTTCGAGAACAACCTCGTAGCGGTCCTGGGCGAGGCCGAGTACGGCTTCCTCTGTAACGATACCGCAGCGTTCGTCGAGTACACCGAAACCACGCCGGCAGTTTAGGCGGATGACTCATGTCTAAGAAAGACGAACAGCCCAAAACCGTGATCATGGTGAGCACCCACGGCACCAAGGTCACGGTGGATGAGGACCTCGCCGCGAAGCTCGGCGGCGGCTTCAAACCTATCAAGAAGGCCAAGGCCGAGTCCAATAGCTAAGGAGTAACCCGTGAGCCTCCCCTCCCTCGCCACCGCCCAGGACTTCGAGACGCGCTACGGCGCCTCTGTGGACGACGCTGCTCGTCTTCAGGCTTTGCTCGACGATGCCTCGGCGCTGGCGCGGCAGGTAGCCGGCTCCGACTACGTCGGGGCCGGCGGCAGCCTGGAAGCCGTGCCGCAGACCATTGTCGCCGTTGTCTGTCAGTCGGTCCGCCGGGCATACGACAATGCCGAGGGCATGATTGGCGAGAACATTGGTGACTACAGCTACCGTTTGGCCGATGCGCGGGCAGAAGGTGTCTACCTGACAGAGACAGAAGAACGGCGCATTAAGAACGCGGCGGGCAAGGTGTCGCCGACTGCTTTCTCGGTGTCTACCTACGGGCCGGTCGGCTACCTTGGCACGACTGAGGATACGGACTGGTCGTGAGTCTTTCTCCACACAGACTCCCTCAACTGCGCCGGCAGACCGAAGTCCACATGCAGGACACCTGCGTGATCGTCACTCAGACGGCAGGCACCCGCGACACCCTCGGCCGCACGACGACCACTCCAACCGACACCACTACAAAGTGTCGCTTCGACCCCCGCGGCCGCTCCAGCGTCGCCGGGGAGGAGCGCACCGGCAGCTACACTGTCACCGAGGCAGATGCTCTGGTGCATTTGCCATACGGCACGCAGGTGGCGCTCGCAGATCAGATCCGCATCACTCACCGTTTCGGCGAGTTGTTGGCCCCGCCCCTCGTCTACGAGGTAGCGGGACCCGCGGAGTTGGGCGCGCTTGATACCGCCGTCGTGCTGAATCAGGTGTCGACGTGAGCCGTACTCTTGGTGGCAACGTGCGTGGCCTGGATAAGCTGACGCGCAAGCTAAGCGCCCTCGCCAGCCTGGACCGAGGCAAAGTGCTTCGGCAGGCGGAAAAAGCGGCGCTCGAGGTGCTGGCCGATGAAGCGGACGCCGTTCTCCGCATGGACGGCCACGCCGAGACCGAAGACCTCCGCCAAGAGACCGCGGACATGATCGGCAACTGGGAGGTCACCGAGCACCGCAAGAGCTCACGCCTCAGCAACGGCTCTCCACAAGCTAAGCACCACGAGTTCGGCACCGGGGTCCACAACCCCTACGGCGGACGCAGCGAAGAGTGGGAATACAAGGGCGCGGACGGCAGGTTTCACCGCACCGAAGGCATCACCCCTGTGGCTCCGCTTCGTCGCGCCGCTGACGCGAACGAGGGCAAGATTGCAGGTGCGGCGGCCAAGGAATTGAAAGCCGCAATCAAGAGGATCGTCCGGTGAGTACGGCCCACGAGAACATCACCACGTATCTGAAGACCGTCACCGCGATCACCGACATCGTGGGCGCGAAGATAATGACCCCCGACCTCGAGCAGGGCACCACGCCTCCCGCCCTTAACTTCTGGCGTGTGACCAACACCGCACTCCACGTGAGAAGCATCGTCCAACCCCGCTATCAGTTCGACTGCTGGGCGCTTGACCCGCTGAACGCGGAGAAGCTAGGCGACGCGGTCAAGGGAGCGATCGAGGGCTACCACGGCCTCATGGGCTCCATGCACGTAGTTTCCTTGGTACTCACCGCCATGGGCCCCCGCCAAGATCCGGTGACGGGTCACTACCGCACCATCGTCGATGTAAGACTCCACTACGACGAGCCGGCGCCCTAGCCGGTCAGTCACCGCCCTTTCACCAAGGACCGCTCTAGGCGGTCCTTTCTCTTGCCAAAGACCTGGAGGTGATCCGTATGACGACCTACGCAAAAGAGGGGGCCGACCGGCTTGGTGTCTGCGATCCGAAAACCGGACGCTGCTACCAGTTCGATCTCCCTCATACCACGAAAGACGAGGCCGAGATCCGCGCGCTCAAGAGCGGCGGCGCCGTTGTGGCGGAACGGCCGCCGAAGAAGAAAGACAAGGAGCGTGAAACGGAATGAGCATCAACGCCACGAACAATGCCTTCTACGTCGCCGCGCAGTCGGCCAAGGGAACGGCGGCCGCGGCCGCGGCAGGCTACTTCCTGAGTTACATCTCAGGCGACGTGCGCGTCGAACCCGCCCAGGGGCGACTGCAAAGCTCGAACGGAGGAGTGTGGGGCGGAGGCTACCCCTACGCCATGCCCGTGAACCTCGCCGAGCGCACGCTGCGCTTCGTGTTGTCCCCGAAGAACGCAGGCGCAATTGTCGCTTGGCTGCTCGGCGCAGATGCGGTGGCCGGTATCGCAGATCCCTACTCGCACGCCATCACCGTCGCCGACACTGGTCCCTATCTCACCATGTGGCGCATGGTTGACGGCGAGTGGACTGTGTTCGAGGACGTCAAGATCGAGTCCTGGAAGATTGGCGCGGGGAACTCTGGCGATGACATCATCGCCTACTGCGAGGTGACGGTAGCTCCCCTGGCGCTGCCGAAACACCTGGCCGCCGCTCCCGCCAGTCTCCCCGCACAGGAGTCGGCACGCTTTGACTTCTGGCAGGGTAATGGTGCCTACCTGGTCGACGCCGGCTCCGGTGCTGAGGCCGCGGTGGACTCCATCACCGCCTGGGAGGTCTCGGCCGAGAAGCAGATGAGCCTGCCGAACGGCGAGGACGTGACTCCCTACGACGCCTTCGAGGGCCGTGGGACCATTATGGCCGGCTACCAGTTGCTCGCGGTCGATCACACCATCGAATTCATTCACAACTTCGGTGCAGCTGCCCCGGCCGACGCGGCCCCGCTTTCCACCTCGCTGCAATCCGGGTCGCTGAACTTCGCTCTGACCGAAACCCCCGCGGCCCCCGGCCCGGAGCGGTCCATCTCCTTCGATGTCAACGACCTGACCTACGACGCCGTGGAGAAGGCCACCATCGCCCCCGACAACTCCGCGAGCGAGCAATCCTACAACCTGCGCGGTACGGCCGAGGGTGTCTCGCCGATCACCGTGACGGTGAAGAACGGCGTGACGGCAGCCTACATCAGCTAACCCCCTGAACTTGCCCCGGTCCCCGCTGTTTCTCCTCGGTTGCAGCGGGGTCGGGGCATACAAACCGAGGAGACCGTAATGGAACGCATCAACGTAGAGAACTTTGAACGCGCCCGGGGGAAAGAACTGGTCTTCCCCGACGGCGAGGTGTGGGCGATCCGCGTCCCCGCCGACGGCGACCGCTACACCTGGCAGCGCCTCGCCAACGAGCGCCGCGCTCGGCTCCAGGAGTGGGGTAAACAGGTTCAGGCTATGGCCGACGCCGAACGTGAGCGTCTGGACGAAGAAGGAGACCTCGAGCCGGTGGAACGCAACCGCCGGGTGCGGGAGTTCATCAACTCCCAGGTGCCACCCGACAACGTCACCGACAACTACCTGGACGCGGCGCAGCTGGCCGTGTTGATCGACGGCGAACCGACTCCGGACGTGGTCCTGGAGCGCTTGGCCTTCCCCACCATCAACGCCCTGGTTGGCTGGGCCAAAGACATTCTCCGGGGTGGTGAGGGAAAAAACCTGCTCGGGGAGGCGAGCGAGAGTTAACCGAGGACGAGCTGGACTGGTTCTACACCCAGCTCACCTTCTGGTATCACATTCCGCCCTGGGAGTTTGCCCGAGCGCCTGCTGACTGGGTGCGGAAGCTCGCCCGTCACCTCCCCTCTCACCGAGACAACTACTTCCTGCGCCTGCAAGCAGCCTCCATGGGTGGCTACAAGCCCACGGACACCGAGGAACCTGAACCCGACGCTCCCCACAAGACGCGCCTCACGGCCGCGTCCGAATCCCTGACCGGCTTCATGCGGGCTGGTCTCAAGAAAATGAAGCGGAGGTGACTTGGCTACTGAACTCGAACGTCTTGACGTAGTCCTCTCCGCCGACAACAAGGGGCTCATCCGCGGGCTGGACCAGGCCAAGCGGGACGTCAACACCTTTGGTAGAGACGGCACCCGGGCACTCTCCAACTTCGCCAGGGTAGGCGTAGGGGCAGCCGTGGCCGGGATCGGCGCCCTCAGCGTCGCCGTCGCCGGTTCCACCGTGGCCGCCGCCACAATGGCGATCAGCTGGGAATCGGCCTTTGCCGGCGTGCGCAAGACGGTCGACGCCACCGAAACCGAGTTCGCTGCTCTGGATAAGGGCCTGCGCGAAATGGCGAAGCGCAAGCCGATCAAGGCGGAGGACCTCGCTGGCATCGCCGAGGCCGCCGGCCAGTTGGGCATCCAGAAGGAGAACATACTCGAGTTCACCGACGTGATCGCCGACCTGGGCGAGGCCACCAACCTCACCGGGGAACAAGGCGCCACCGAGCTCGCCCGCCTCGCCAACATCACGCGCATGAGCCAGACCGACTTCGATCGGCTGGGCTCCACCATCGTCGCCCTTGGTAACAACATGGCGACCACGGAAGCCGAGATCAGCGCCATGTCGTTGCGCATCGCCGGCGCTGGGACGCAGGTTGGCCTCTCCGAGGATCAGATCCTCTCCTGGGCCGCCGCCATGAGCTCCCTCGGTATCGAGGCGGAGCTTGGCGGCTCGGCCATCTCCCGGGTGTTCTTGGAGATGAAGTCCGCTGTGGTCGGGCAGACGGACGACCTAAAGACCTGGGCCGAGGTAGCCGGCCAGTCGGTAGACGAGTTCTCTGAGCTTTTCGAAAAGGACGCCTCCGCCGCCACGCTTGAATTCGTCGAAGGCCTGAACAAGCTGAACGAGCAGGGCGAGGACGTCACCCCCATCATCGAAGATCTGGGGCTTGAGGGCATCCGCCTGATGGACGTACTCGGCCGCTTGGCTTCAGGCCAGGAGACGGTGAACGAGGCGCTGGAGGTCGGCGGCGAGGCCTGGGAAGAGAACACCGCGCTCACCGAAGAGGCCGAGAAGCGCTACGAGACCGCCGCGGCCAAGCTCGGCATTATGTGGAACAACATCCGCGACGTGGGCATCGAACTCGGCGGGTGGACGCTCGGCCCGATCGTAGGGATGTCGGAGAGCCTCGTTGCGGCGGCGGAAAATGCGTCCGCTTTCCTGGAGAGCCTGAAGAAGGTGTCTGGTTGGGAAGGCGCTGACCTCACCGAGAAACTGGGCATCGCCTGGGAGGAACTGAACGGCCAACTCGAAGAGTGGTTCTACGCGGCCGAGTATCCGGTGCGCATCATTCCCACCTTCGGAATGGGGAGTCCTACTGGGGGCTCCTGGCGTGACGTAACCAGCACCGAACTCCCCATGGGTGTGATGCAGGCGGAGATCCGCTTCGTCGAGGGCCAGGACACCGGGGCCGATCAAATAGCCCAGTGGGGTATCGACATCGGCCGCGCCATTGGCGGGACGGTCGAAGCCCTGTTCGGCGCCATGAGCGACGATGACGGCTCCGTGCTTGGCGACATGGCCCATACCTTCGTGGACAGCGTGAAAACCGGTCTTGAGGAAACCGACTGGTCGAAGCTCGCGCAGACCATCCAGCAGGCCATCGTGCAGGCGGCACTCGGGATCGAAGCCGACTCGGAAAAAATAAGCGAGATAGAGAAGTCCTACGAGGGGCAGCGGCCCGGCAGCGCGGGCTCGACGCTCGAAAGCCTGGGGTCCTTCTTCCCGGCGCTCAACGAGAAGCTGAATTCAGCGTACGATGCCCTCGACGGCTGGCTCGACGAGCTGTTCGGAATCGACGAGGCTCAGGCCGCCGAGATCCAGTCGGGCATCATTGACGCTGTCACCATCGACTCCGCTCAGGCACAGCTGGTCGGCGCGCAATTCGCCTCTGACTTCCGCGAGGGCATCGGCCTGTGGACCGAGCAGATCGCGGCGATGTTCTCCGGCATTCGCCCCGACCCGACTGCGGCCGGGGTCTACTTTGCCGACGGCTTCCTCATTCAGAACGTGCGCATGGTGCCCACGCTCATCGACATCTTCGAATCGCAGAAACCGAACGGACTGGCGCCCGGAGTCAGCTTTGCGGACGGGTTCCTGATCTCGAACGTCCGCATGGTGCCGACGCTCATTGATATCTTTGAGAACCAGCGCCCGAGCGGGGGAGGCGGAGGCTCCTACTACGGCTCCACCTTCGTCTCCGCGGCCCAAGCCGAACTCAACAAATGGTCGCCCAGCGTCCCGTTGCCGACCATCGGAGGAATCGCTCAGCGGGGCGGATCCGGTTTCGGCGAGGACATGCTGGCCGAACTCTTCCAGGGTGGCGGCATGGCCGATGTGGGCGGGCTCACGGGGTACACCGGGGGCATGGCGCAGACGATCGCGGGGATGTTCCCGATCTCACTGGGGTCCGGGTTCCGGCCCGGCGCTACCGTGAGGAACACCGGACGCAGGTCTCTACACGCTTCCGGGCGCGGGACCGACTGGTTTGGCAACTACGGAATGCTCCGACAGGCCTTCCAGTTCCTCGCTTCTAACGCGGGCCGGTTCGGGATCCAAGAACTGCTCCACGACGACCTAGCTTGGTCGCTGGGCGCGCCCTACGTCCACAAGAACACCAACGCACAGAGCGTGGCCGATCACCGCGACCACCTCCACGCCGGCTTCCGCTTCCACGAGGGTGGCGAGGTTCCCGTGCTCGCCAAGGTAGGCGAGCGCTTCATCACCTCAGAGCAGAACGAGTGGTTAACCAATTTCACCCGGACCATCCAAGCGCAGACCGAGGTGCTTCGCAGAGCCGTAGTAGCCGACACCCCCCTGGGGGAGCGCGGCGCCGAGTTCGTCGACCGGGTCACGGAGATGTTCGATCAGCGCTTGGGCGATGTGGGGTCCTATTCCTCACGCGAGTCGGCCCGCTTCGGCATGCTGGAGAGCCTGGGAGCCATGCCGGCGACACTGGAGCCGGTGCTTGAGCGTCTGGTGTCCCTCGCCGATGAGGCCGCGACGGAAGCTTTCGCGCAGCTCGAATGGGCCAAAGCCAACCGCGACCGCTTAGCCCCGGACGAGTTCAACGAGGTTGCCGAAACCTACTTCGAGCTTGCTGAGGCTGCCAAAGAGGCCCGGGACGAGCTCGTGGAGTTCGCCATCGGCGTGCAGGAGACAGCGATAGACGACGCCTTGAGCTTCGTAGGCCGCGAGGAAGCCCGGCTCGGGTGGCAAGAGGCCTCCGGTGCGCCACACTCAGGCATGGTTGACACCGCCTGGGGCATCGCTAACTACTCGCAGCGGGCGGCCGATGAAGCCGGAGATCTCCTCGCCTGGGCGAAGGACAACCGGGCGCAGCTGTCCGACCAGGATTTCAACGAGATTGCCGAGAACTACTTCCAGCTCTCGGAGGCAGCCGGAGAGGCGGCTGACGACCTCGCCGAACTCACCTTCCGGCCGGTATTCGACTTCCTGGATGGCGTAGAGCAGAACATCGATGTGCAGCGGGACGCCCTACGCCTCGACCGGGAACTTAACGATCTACGCTCGACCGAGCGGGACCTGAGACAACTCCAGGCGCAGGGCTACTACACTGCGGCCGACATCGCCCGGATGCGCGACCTCGGATATGACATTGGCTACACGCGTGAGGATATGGCGCTTGATCGCCAGCAGGACATCGTCAGCCGAATCGATGCCGACATCAAGGTACGTGTGGAATCCGACGGGCCGCTCACCGACTCCCAGGTCCAGCAGATCGTGGACGGAGTCACTGCGGAGCTGGTAGGCGCTGGTTACTCCACGGAGGTGTCCATTGGCTAGCATCATTTTCGACGGCGTAGACCTCTCGCCCTACATAGAGTTCCCCCGTATTGATGACCTGTTCGCGCTTGCCGCTCTGGCCGAAGGCCCCCCAGGGGGAGAACTTGAAGCACGCTTCCCCATTCTTGCTGCGCTCGGGATGCAACCCGTAGACGCGACTCTTCACGGCCTCACCAAGGGTTCGAGCCGCGCTAACCTTCTGTCGAAGAAGGATTCTCTCTACGCGGCGCTCAACCCGCGGAAGGGCTACTGCTATCTGACGCGCACAGACGTGACTGATCGCAGGTACATCGCCCGAGTGCTGGGCGCGCCCTGGCCTGAGCCGATGTTGCCCTTCCGGGCGGATTGGGTGGAAGGCCTCGCCGTCAAAGTGCGCCGGCTGCCCTACGCCGAAGCCCTGACTGAAACGGTGCTCACCCTGGCGTCGGGTGCAGTGGTGATTAACCCCGGCCCGCTCCACGTGTTCCCCACCTACAGCTTGAAGAACGTCAGTGCTTCGGCGACCACCGTGAACACCGAACTGACTGTCTACAACGGCAACAGTCAGAAGTTCATCTACTACGGGGATATTGAAGCAGGCGAAACCCTGCACATCGACGCGGCCACCGGCATCGTCAAGGTGGACGCATCCACGCGTACCGAGTACCTCAGTTCGTCTCGCTTCCCGCCCCTGCGCCCGACCGGGGAGTATGACCCCGAGCAGGAGGACAACACGGTCATCTTCGTCGACGCGGACTTCGACCTGACCGTGACCTACCGCCGCCTCTGGTTGGCCTAGATGGGCTGGGGAGACCAAGCATGGGGGCAGTTCCCGTGGGGTGGAGGAGCCGTGGCCGAATCGGGCACGTCCACGCCCACTCCCCGCGCCGACGTTTTGTTCCTGCCGATGCTGGACACGGGAGGAGCGGTAATCGGCCAGCTGACTCCGTACCGAGTTACCCGCACCCGCTCGGTGGACCGCGCATGGCAACTGACTGTGGAGTTCTGGCCCGAGCGCATGGATGGCCTTGTGCCCATTGCTCAACTCTCGGCACTCTCATGGCAGGCGAAGTGGCTAGTCTACGAAGGCCACCGCTACCTGATTCATCTGCCCGCAGGTGATCCTGCCCGGCTGCGCACGCTCACCTGCTACTCGTGGGAGACGGCCCTCAAAGAGAGGCTGACCAATACCAGCGCCGGCGCCTTCTCCTGCGTCAGTCGCCTGCCCTCGGAGATCGGCAACTACTTTGTCGGCGACGAGATCCCGCTCGACCTCTTGAACGGCGACTTCGGGGCGTTCGACCCCTCTTTCGACGCCAACGGCAACCGACTGGCTCCGGTGTACCCCTCGTTCTGGAACATGCGGCACAGCGATGGGGACGTAGTGCGCTTGAGCACTTTGGTGACCAGCGGGTGGAACGCCGGCCGGGGCATGGTGGCCTTGATGCCCGCAAACCCGTATGCCTCTGCGACCTCGTCCGTCCTGCACTCCAATATCCGTCGGGTGACTCCGGGCCGGCAGTATCGCATCCGCTTTGCTTCGTTCTTCAACCTAGTGGCCCAAGCGGGCTCCATCATCCGGGCCAGCGTGCGCTTCTGGAGCGACGATCTCTCCCGTGTGATCAAGCAGGACAACAAAGTTGTCTACCGCAGCCAGTCGGGGAACGGCTGGGTGGAAACGGTAACCAACTGGGTCACGGCCGCTTCCCGGAACATGGATATCGTTTTCTCGGTCTACTCGACCGACTCCCGAACCCTGGTGGACAACGTCAGGCTGTTCGAGCGCCGGGATACACCGCTCGACCCCTTCATCTTCCTGTCCCCGGAGATGGACGTGCGTACCGAAGAAGAACGCGCCGTGGCCCACAACGACGAACGGGTGACCGCGCTGGGCGGGTGGACCGACCAAGGCGAGTACCTCGTTTCCTCCGCTGCCGGGGACCTGATCGACTTCATCTTCACCGGGGCCGATCTGCAAGTGCGCTTCGGTCCTGGCACCAGCGGGACTATCAACTTCTCATTCGACGGCATGGCCAACGTGCTCTCCAACTGGCCGGTGACCGCGAATCAAGTCTGGAACCTGTCCAGCACGCTGGCCGCTCTCAGCACCCAGACCGAGCACTACCTAACCATCGAGGTGGCCAGCGGCACCGTGCGGTTGGGGCAGTCGGGCGTGGCTTTCTACCTGACCAGCGAGAACCGGGTAAGCCTACGCGCCGAGCAGCGTCCCGTTCACGACATGCTTGCGGAGCTTCAGTCGCTGGTTGGGGGCGAGTACAGCTTTGCCCCAGACGGCGGCACGATCACCCTGAAACGCAGCGTGGGCAGTGACCGGACCAAGCAGGTCCGGTGCGACGAGCGCACCATCATTTCCGGCAGCTATGCCTTCACTCAAGAGGAGCGCACATACAACCGAGTGGTCGGCACCGCCTACGGCGAGGGCGAGCACAAGCTGTAGTCACCCTGCAAACCGCCGCAGCCGAGGCGGACCCCCGTGAGGTGGTCCATGACATGCCCGACGTCGTCAGCGAGCATGCGGCTCTGGCTAAGGTGAAATCGGTACTCGAGCGGGTGAGCGAGAAGCGACTCTCCCACAGCCTGCGCTCCCACGAGAGCGTTGCGGGAGTGCTGGTGCCCGGAGACACCGTGCCCCTGCTCTACGAGGACGTGGAGGACACCGATCTGCGAGTGCTGGAGATCAGCGACAGCTCCGACTCGGAGATTGTCTCCCTGCGCCTGGGCGACCGCACCGCTGACCTTGCCGATCGCATCAGGAGGATTCGATGACTGTTTCCCGCTCCAGCTTGGCTAAGCCGGTTGTCTCCCCCGACAACTACAGCTATCCGACGAACGTCGACGCGGCGATCGACCGGCTGAACTCCCTGCTGGCCGAAATGAGCGCCAAGGGCGACCTGCTCACCATGGACGGCACCAATCTGGTGCGGAAGGCAGCGGGAGTGGTCGGGCAGTATCTGACCCCGCAGGCCGACGGTAGCTTGGCCTGGGCCGATCTGCCCGCAGCCAGCAGCGGCGTGGGCTCCGTGGCGGCCAGCACCTGGACGGCCCCGGCGCAGAGCACCGACAACTACTACACGCTGACTGTGCCCGGCCAGATGCTGATTACCCGGCTGCGGGTGTCCGTTGTCGGCAGCGACCCCAACTGGAAGCTGCAGCTCTACGAGGATGCGGCCCGGAACATTCTGGCCTACGACTCGGGCTTCGTGTTGGCCGCCGAGTGGGACGACCGGATCCCCCTGGAGTGGTTCGGCGGCACCACCATCTATGCGCGTGTCCAGAACGCCTCGCTGTCCGCGGTCACGCAGTTCGCGCCCACGATCAACTACCGCCTCTAGCCCGTGGGTAACGCAGCCACACGTCGAGTGCTGGTCCTGCCCATGGGCCTCCAACACGCAGCCACACGCCGAGTGCTGGTCGAAGCCGTCCCGGAATACCCGATTGTCGAACCGCGACCCTACCCGTCGATGGTCCGGGAGTTCCCGGCCAACTCCCGCAACTATCCCTGGTTCGGGCAGTTCATCCCGTTGGGCACCACGGAGTTCGTCTATGCTGCCACCCGTCGGGTGCTGGTGGCCGCCACCTTGCCCCTGACTCCCCCGGCCGGCGCAGCCATCGCCACGGACTTCGGGATTGTTGGGGACGGGACTGACGAGAGGGCCGCGATGCAGGCCATGATCAACGCCACCGGAGTTGGGGACGTTCTCTGGTTCCCCGATCCCCCGGTGCGCTACTACTTCGGGCAGGCTCCCGGACAGAGCTACGGTTTGGCGGGGAGGACCGGGCTGGACATTCGCGGGGTTGGAGACGCAACGTACTTCTACACCCCAGCCACCTACCCGATCCAGTTCTTCTCCGGGGACAGCGGCATCACGCTCAAGAACTTCAGGCTCCAGGGGACGTACCTCACCAACCAGTACGGAGTCGTCTTTTCCGGGAACGTGTCGCAGGTCCTGATTGATGGTCTGACGGTTCACGACATGCTCTTTGCCGGTCTTTACTCGTCGGCTGCGCTCACCGAGGCCCTGGTTAAGAACACCACGCTCCACGACAACGGCTTCGTCGGCGTCCAGCTGAAAGACGGCAGCGGTCAGGTCCGCTTCGAGGACTGCCTGAGTCACAACTGCATGGACCCCATGTATCCGCCGCACCCCTACTACATCAGCGGAGCCACCGGCCTGATCGAGTTCATCCGGTGCGAGGGCCACACAGTTGCCTCCCGGCCCAATGGCTACGGCGGGGTGCAGCTCACCAACTGCTCGAATGTCTACCTCGAAGACTGCAACATGCACCACAACCGTCCGGTGGGCGCGAACGACGGCTACGGATACATCTTCGACGGGGCGACCAACGCCGAACTCGTGCGCTGCATCGGCGCGAAGGACGGCTACACCGGCCCCTGCCTCGACAACTACTACACCTTCTACGAGATCGGCGGTCCGACTGTCACCTACGAGGACTGCGTCGGCACCAAACGGGTCTACGGATAGAGAGGTCTGATTAGATGCCCACTTTTGGACGCACTCAGAACGACGGTGCCTCTTCCTCCACCGCCTACATCGGTCGCTGGCATGGCGGCTACTACGAACTGACCGAGAAGGCCCTGGTTTCCAAGTTGACCGGCCGTTTCGCAGGCGGCACTGAGGCGGTCAACGCCAAGGGCGTGATCTACGCCGCTGACGGCACTTACGTCTACACGGGAACCCCGAACCAGAACGGTCCAGGCACGCTCCTGGGAGCGTCGAACCCCACAGTGATCGCGGCCACCACCGACCCGCAGGTGCTCGACTTCAATTTTGCCTCCGCGGTGGCTCTCGATGCGGGCTGGTACTGGATAGGTTTTATCTACGATCACGACGGCGGAGTGACCAACGCCCGCTTCTACCAGACCTGGAACGGCAGCGCCTACATCTACGGCCAGATCACCAGCGGGATGAACTACACCACGCCGGCTAACCCGGCCCTGGCCGTTTCGCTGGAGGACTATACCTGGCCCAACGTTTACGCCACTTACACCGTGGTCGTGGTGGGGGAGATTCACCTCTACGACGGCACCCCCACGGCGGCCGCGACGGACGGAACCGAGGTCACCGAGACGCTGACCAACCCGGTAGAGGGCGGGGATCTCACCCTGGGGGAGACAGAGGACCTGACCGACCCGCTCAAGCTGGCCGTGAGATGCAATACCGGGTGGGCGCGTTCCGGGAGCTTTACGATCACTCCCAGTGGGACAACGCAGACCGCTTGGAGGCTGGCTCCAGACAGCGCTGGTTCTCCCGGCACCTGGGGAGCCTGGGGCGACCCGCTCACCCTTGCCGGACCCATCGGTGGCACCAACACCATCTGGTGGGTGCAGGCCAGGAACCTGCCGACCGAGGATACCCCCGCCACCGACATCAGCGTCACCCTGGCCCACCCGGTGGACAACATTGTGGCGGTGTAACAGCCGTGACCTACGAAGAACGCCAATTCGCGCTAGTCGTAAAGGGGATCATGGCCGAAGAACTGCGACCCCTATGGGACGAGATCAAGGAGATGCGAAGAGAACTCGCCTCGATCAACACCGAAGCCCGCCTTGACGAATCCGCGCTTGCCGCACGGCGAGAGTACTGCCATGCCAAGCACGAGCAGGTGGACCGGGACTTGGGCGAGATCCGCGCGGCGATAGCCGAGGGCGATAAGACGTCATCGCAGTCGGGGCAGCGCATGTTTGTCACCTGGAAGGAAAAGTGGTCCTGGCTCTGGGTAGCCGTGGCCGCGACACTGCTTCTGCTTGTCGAGGTTCTGGCGGACAAGGTGATCTCGCTTATGGACGCCGCCCTGTAGTTCCCCCCTGATCGGAGGTTCGATGGGCTTCACCCTCCCCTGCCCCTGCCGCTGCCCCGACTGCGGCAACGTCCTTCTCCAAGACCGCAAGACAAACCTCTGCAGCTGCTCCGATGCCCGCCACGGTGGCTACTACGGGTGCCCGGGGCTGGGTCACGTTCAGCGCCTGCCCTTAGACGCCCCCGGGCGGCTGAGAGACGAGGCGGCGCACTGTGCGCAGAGCGTGAGTCGGTGACCTTCCGCAAGCGAGGCGGCGAAGTGGAGGTGGAGTGCGAGTGATCCGGATATGGCCCTTCCGCCGGCGACGGTGGTTCAGGATGAGGAGGAGGCACTGATGAGTGATCGACTGCACCCTGTGACGGGCAAGCCTCTGCCGCCCCTACCCGCAACGGTCGAGCTGCCCTGCCGACACCTCTGCGAGCGGATCTGGGAGCCCGGGGATCCCCCCATCCTGCCGCCTATCGAGTCAGCGTACTGCAGCCGACCGGTGCAGCTGACCGAGGAGCGTGCGGAGCAGCTGCGGGCACAAGGCCGCACTGACGACGTCCGCTGCCTCGAGCATTCGGGGAAGGTCTGACGTGGGCACCGCATTCACCGACGAATCCAAACGGCTCTTCCTGGGCCGTTTTCTTTTGCCCGAGGAGATCGAGCCCTGGATCCGGGCGCAGTCCTTGGGCTCGCTGCCCGCGATCTACGGGGTGACGCATCACACGTGGGCCCCGACCCCGGCCACCTGGAAGGGTCGCTCGAGCCTCGACGGCATCTTCCGCTACTACCGAGAGAATCTCGGCTGGCCGGCCGGCGTGGGTCCGCACTTCTTCGTCGCCCCCCGAGAGAGAGGCGGGCCGTGGGGCGTCTGGGTCGGAACCCACCCTCGGCACGACGGGATCCACGTCTCCGGGTGGAACTCCCGCTCGATCGGCATGGAGTACGTCTGGAACGGCGACCTCGCGCCCTTCACCCCCGAGATGCTCCGAATAGGGACGCTCGTCTGGCAGGCGATTGAGCGGAAGATCGGCCTCCCCATTCGCATCAGCTACACCCGCGGCTCGCCCGGCCACTTCATGCACAGGGACAAGAGCCCGAAGAGCTGCCCTGGCAACCGCAACGACCGCGCTGCGATCATCGACGCCTACCGAGCAAGCACGCAGACGCAGATTCCCGACTTCCTGGAGGACCTCATGGCTCAGCTCACCGACGAAGAGAGGGACCAGCTGCTCGCCGACATCCACAACACGGCGCTCGCCTCGATGGAACAGACCGAACTCCAGAAGCGAACGGTAAAGAGCGGGCAGGCGCTCAGCTACCGGGTGAACGCGCTCCTGGCGGGTGTGCTGTCGCTGGTTGAAGAGGAGGGCGAGCTGCCCGAGGTCGTGCGCGCCGAACTCGCCAAGGCGACCGAGGCGGGCTTTACCGTGCCGGGGTCGGCTTAGTGGGTCAGTGTCTCCGCTGGACCCCAGCATCTATGCATGCGGATCGGCGCAACCGGTCGTGCGAGAACTGCGGCCGGAGAGGCCGCACCGAGTGCCCCGAGACCCCTGACCAAGGAGAACCGACATGAAGCTGATCCCAAGAACTGTCCTGGTGCGCGGCCTGCGCACCGCACTGCAAGTCTTCGTCGCCTTCATCCTGGCATTCATCGGCACCGTGATGGTCGAAGTGGCCGGGGCGGGAACCCTCCGCGCCTTTGCCGACATGGACATGCTGGACAAGGCCGCATTCGCTGGGGTTATGTCTGCCCTGGTCCTCGTGGTCAGCCTGCTCCAGAAC